ATTACAGGTGGAGCAGATTTTTTTGCTTTACCATCAGTACAGTGGGAGGGTAATCCTTTTGGCCTTTCAGTTGCTCCCCAAGATTTAGGTATGTTTGGTTCACACCAATTTTATAAATCCTACAACCAAGGTGGCATGGCAGAAAAATTTTCTGTGGATGATGCAGTGGCAATGATCCGTGCTAATCCACAAAGTTTTGTTGGTGGTGGACTAGTCAAGAAAATGGCACCAAAGGTCCTAGGTAAGTTAACAGATTTTAAACCTAAGTTAACAGGACCAGATTTAGCTAGAGTTAGGACTGATCTGTACACACCTCCAAAAGGACCATACACAATAACAGATGAAGGTGGTGTGAGAGTATTAGATAAAACTTTTAAAAATTTAGATGAAGCACAAGCTGCTTTAAAAGAACTTTCAACATTAAGGACACAAGATGCATCAACATTTAAAATTTTTGGTGCACGACCTCCCAAAACAGCAGCAGGTGTAAATGAAGCTGCCCCACAAGTAGATCTTGGTATGGTAGGTAAAAAACTACCACCAGAACAACCAGGTGCAATGTATTGGGGATCAAGAGAAAAGATTATTGGAGCGCCGTCAGAAGCTATGACTGGTGATCAATGGTTACAGTATATGCAACTAGGAAAACACGGCATACTAAATCCAAAAGGATATCCTATTATAAAACACATGGAATTAAACGATACAGGATTAGCGACACATTTATCACGTAATGGTAAAAAGACTATTTCCAAAGAACAACTAGTAAAAGACTTTGATGATAAACTAGCACCAAATATAGATGTAGCTGTTCTTGGCAGTGATCAAAGAAACTTAAATGTGCTAAGAAACATAGATAAAATAAATCTTCAAGAATACCGTGATGGTCCTCTTAAAAATGTACTTACAACACTAAAGAATAGAAGAGCACTTCTTGAGGAGTCAATATCGAATAATAATAAAGAGAATATAGTAAAGAATATTGATGCAATTGAAAAGTCAGTGTTTGATAATTTTGGTGTAGCGAATTCTATTACAGAAGGATTTCCACAAAAATTTCCATTTGAGTTAAAAAAACCACTTCAAAATATATCACAAGTTTCAGGTGCAAGATTAGCTGGCTTTAAAAAATATGCAAAAGATGTTTCTTATAGAGATCAACAAACATTAGGTGGTGGTGAAAATTACCGTGAATTTTTATTTAGATCTAGTAATAAACCAGGATCACTGCGTGCAACAGAACCTAATAGATTATATGATGATTTAGGAGGTGGACATTTTGGATCATTATCTTCTAAAGATAAAATGGGTGGATTTGTTCACATGCGTACATCTGATCGTACAGACGAGTTTGGAAGAAGAATACTACATATAGAAGAAATACAATCTGATATGCATCAACCAATAAATGCTGCTGCAAGAAGAGTTAAAAAAGCAATAGCAGATGGTAAAAAACCATCTAGTAGTGATTTATCAGCATCTAAGTATGCACCACGTGGTGATGTTATGAAAGAGGTTGATAATGTTAATGAAGATCAATTAAAATTAATTTTAGCTAAAATAGAAGAGTTATCTGCAATGCCACAAACAAAACAAACACAAGTTAGAATTGCACGTTTGAATAGAGAACGCGCAAAAGTAAGAAAGATTATTGAAGATAAACGTGCTAAAATGGCAGAAGGTAAACATAGTAATGTTCCTCAAGGACCATTTAGTAAAACAGAAGATTATAATGAATTTGTAATGAAATATGCAACTAAAGTAGCACAGGAAGGTGGATATGACGGTGTGACTATTTCAACTTCTGCAATTAAAAATAGAAGTTTAAATCCATCAAATAAAGACTTTATGGGTAATGTTATAGCTTACGGACCAATGGCAGAAGGTGCTATGAAAAAAGCAGCAAAGAAAAGTGGTGCAAAATTTATTAAAACTGCTATAATAGACGATAAAGGAAGAGGATGGGAAGTTCCAATGATTTGGCTTGAAGATGCGGCTAAAATGAATGTTCAAAAAGGACTACCTATCTACAAGAGAGGGGGAATAGCTGTCAATGGCAGATGATAATAAAAATAACATAGATAAAGCGTTAGAAGCACTTACAGGTGCACTAGAATTAGAACCAACTGGTGAAGAGGTAATATTAGATCAAAAGAATGTTGCGTTTGAACCAGACGTAGAATTATTAGATGATGGTGGTGCAGAGATTAACACAGACCCAGATGCGCCAATAGATACATCACAAGTACCACACGACGCAAACTTAGCAGAATACATAGATGAAAATGAATTAAGTAGATTCGCAAGTGATCTACTAGCAGAATTCGAATCGGATCGTGATTCAAGGAAAGATTGGGAAGATACCTATATCAAAGGCCTTGATATGCTGGGATTCAAATATGAAGACCGCACACAGCCGTTCGAAGGTGCATCCGGGGTCGTACATCCCTTACTCGCTGAATCTGTTACACAGTTTCAAGCCCAAGCGTATAAGGAACTTCTCCCCCCAAGCGGCCCCGTACGCACACAAGTTGTTGGACTATCGACACCTGAAACAGAAGATCAGGCGAAGCGTGTTCAAGAATTTATGAACTACCAAATAACAGAAGTAATGCAGGAATACGATCCAGATATGGATCAGTTATTATTTTACTTACCACTTTGTGGTTCTGCATTTAAAAAAGTTTATTACGACGGATTAATGAAACGTGCCTGTGCAAAGTTTGTTGCAGGTGAAGATCTTGTTATTAATTATATGGCGACTGACTTAGAGTCAGCTGATCGTGTAACACATATACTTAAAACAAGCGGCAATGATGTACGTAAACAACAACTACAAGGTTTTTACCGTGATATTGAACTTGCAACTGGACAAGTTGACACAGATGATATTGCGGATAAGGTAGATGAATTAGAAGGATCAGAAAAAAGTTATTCATCCGGCGATGAAGAACATGTAATATTAGAAATGCATGTGAATGCTGACGTACCAGGATTTGAAGATGAAACTGGTGTTAAGCTTCCTTATATAATTTCTATTGATCAATATTCACAAGAAGTTTTATCAATAAAAAGAAATTACAAACAAGGCGATCCAAACTTTGCAAAGAATCAATATTTTGTACACTACAAATTCCTCCCAGGCCTAGGCTTTTATGGCTTTGGTCTAATACATATGCTAGGTGGGTTATCAAGAACTGCAACAAGTGTTTTGCGGCAGTTAATTGATGCAGGTACTCTTGCTAACTTACCAGCAGGTTTTAAAGCACGAGGTATGCGTATACGTGATCACGATGAACCATTACAACCAGGTGAATTTAGAGACGTGGATGTAACAGGTACATCTATTAAAGAATCACTATTACCACTTCCTTATAAGGAACCAAGTGCAACATTATTTCAACTATTAGGATTTGCAGTTGATGCAGGTAAATCATTTGCAGCAATAGCAGATATGAAAATGGGTGAAGGTAATGAACAAAACCCTGTTGGCACAACACTAGCATTAATTGAACGTGGAACTAAAGTAATGAGTGCAATACATAAAAGATTACACTATGCACAAAAAATAGAATTTAAATTACTTTCAAAAGTATTTTCAATTTACTTACCACCACAGTATCCTTACATGGTTGTTGGTGGTAATCAAATGATTAAACAAGCAGATTTTGATGAACGTGTAGATGTTCTTCCTGTATCTGACCCTAACATATTTTCTATGGCTCAACGTGTAACATTGGCACAGCAGCAATTGCAATTAGCATCAGCTGCACCACAGTTACATAATTTACGTGAAGCATACAGAAGAATGTATGATGCAATGGGTGTTGATAATGTAGAAGCAATATTAAAACCAGATCCAGGAATGCCAGAACCTATGAGTCCGGCAATGGAAAATGCTGGTGCTATGCGTGGACAAGACCCAAAAGCTTTTCCAATGCAAGATCATGCATCACACATACAAGCACACGCTGAGTTTATGTTTACAAGAATGGTACAAATTAATCCGCAGTTATACGCTATGTTACAAGCACACGTATCAGAGCATATTTCATTAATTGCAGGACAACAAACACAAGAAAAATTTAAACCACAGTTTGATCAGTTGCAGCAACAAATGCAACAAGCTCAACAAAATCCACAAGCGATGCAACAATTGCTAGCACAACAGGATCAGATGGTTAATCAACAAGCTGCTGAACAAGCAAAAATAGAAGCACAAATGACACAGCAACTAGCACAAGACGAAGAAGCTAGAATAAGCAGAGAAGCTCAAGATCCACTTGTTAAGTTAAAACAACAAGAAATTGATCTAAAAGCAATGCAGACGCAGATGGAAATGCAAAAAGATATGGTTATGGATTCAGCTAAACTTGATCTTGAAAGAGATAAATTAGAAGCTGATACCAGTATTGACTTGATGAAAGTTGCAGCTGATGCTAAAAGAGACACTAATAAAGAAGACTCTGCGGAAGCAATGGCTATATTAAAAGAAAACATGGCAGCTACAAGAGAAGCTATGAAAAATCAAACAACTGAGAGAGTTGCAAAATCGAGGAACAATGGAGCAGGATCCAAAACGACTAATACAAAAACTAAGTGATGCTATGGTTAAAATAGAAGAAGCTGCTGAAAGTGAAGTAAATAGCAGTGAAGACTATTTGCAAGTATGTGGTGCGTTAATGGCTGTTACAAGAAACATGTATGAAAGAGCTCTAGGTCCAGAACAAACTCAACAGATGTTTTTAGCTGTAGCAGAAAGTTTTAATATTCAAGAAGAAATTTTACAGGCCTTCAAAGATGCAAGGCCCACAATTCACTAGGAGGTAATATGCCAAAAGTAGGTCAAAAAAAATTTCCATACACTTCATTAGGAACACAGCAAGCTCAAAAGCATGCACGTGCTACAGGTCAAAGAATGACAATGAAGAAGGGCGGAAAGGTTAAAAAAGGTTACCGTAGGGGTGGCCTTAAAAAAGGTAAATAGGAGGTAAATATGAAGTTATTGAAAGATTTAGTTGCCCACTTGAAAGAGTGGAGCGATTGGAAGCTGAAAGATTGGATTAAGGCTGGAATCGTTGCTATAATTGTGATAGTAATAATTGGAGCAATCTAATAAATGAACGGCAGAGAAGATTACATACGTAGAAAAAACGAAGTACAACGTCCCTCTATAAACTTTACACAGAGGGACAATGTACGTGATTTTGCACGTAGTGGGCATGGACAAAATTATAATAGAATGATGGATCTGCAACAGCAGCTTCCTACCATGACTCGTGATGACCCACGTGTACAAGAATTTAAAGATAGAAGAAGAACATTTAACCGATATGGTAAATACCCTATGGGTGAAATGTTAGGTTACACACCACAACAAATGCAAGAGCAATATGTGGATCTTAGCCGTGATGTAAGACAAACAAATAAACCAGTATATAGCAAAATGTATCCACTGACAAA